TCAGGACCGGCGCTGGCGCGCTGGACGAGAGCTTCCACCCGGCTCTCCTTCGGAGAGGCGGCAAGGATCTTCTCGGCTTCGGCGACGGACAGGGCCGTCTCGGTTGCCAGCATCAGGGCCTGGGCACTACGGCCTTCAGCGGCCTCGCAATTGACGATGGCGCGGATGCGCGTGCGTTCCTCAAGACGGGCGGCCGCGATGGCCTCGTCCAGCCGTGCAGCGTGCTGAGGTGCCGGCGTTTCAAGTCGTGGGGCTTGCGCCGGTGCAATCGGTGCCACCGGGGCTGCTTCCGCAGCGACGGCAAGGTCTTCGGTGCTCATGGATATCCCTCCTTTGCGAGCGGTTCGCCCGGACGGGCGGGTGGTCTGTGAAAGCGAGGCCAGCACATCGTCGAAGCTGGAGATGCGGTCTGCGAGGCCGAGGCGGACGGCGTCCGCTCCGATGAAGGTGCGCGCTTCCGTGGTCCGCGCCATGTTGGCGGTCAGCCGGCTGCCGCGCCCCAGGGCCACCGTGTCGAGGAACTGACGGTAGTGGGCGTCGACACTGGCCTGCAGGTCGGCGCGGACGGCATCGGACAGGGGCTCGAAGGGGTTGCCGTCGACCTTGTGGCTCCCGGCGAAGATCAGCGTCGGCTTCACGCCCTGTGCCGCCAATTCACCAGAGCGGTCGGCGTGCAACATGACGACGCCGATCGAGCCCACGGTCGAGGTGGGAGAGACGACGATCTCGCTCGCGGCACTGGCGATCCCGTAGGCAGCAGAAGCTGCCATGTCGTTGACGAAGGCGGTGACAGGCTTGGTCTGGCGAACCGAACGGATCAGATCCGCCAGACCTGCCATGCCGGCCGCTTCGCCACCGGGCGAGGAGATGTCGAGCAGGACCGACCGTACCTCCGGGTCTTGCCCTGCATCGCGCAGCTGGGCTGCGATCCCCTCGTAGCTGGTGAGGCCCGACCGGCTGTCGAGCCAGGCGCCGCGGTTCACCAGCGTGTCGAGCACCGGGATAAGCGCCACGCCGTCGGCGGTGCGCGTCATCGATGTGGAGCCATCGGCGCGGCGGGCGGAGCCCACGAAGCGGCTTGCATCCGGGGAATCGAGGCCCTCTTCCGTTTCGAAGAGCGAGACATCGAGCCCGATGCGACCGCTGAGCGCACCGAGGATGATCTCCGCCTTGGCCGGGTGAATGAGGAGCGGCGTGTTGAGGAGCCTGCTGCTCAGGCGGAGGAGCTGTCCGGGCATCAGTACCCTCCCGCCCTGAGGCCGAAGCGCTTGCGGAGACCGCCGGTGCGGCCACAGAAGTTTTCCAACCGCGAGAGTTCGGCACGGAGCGCGCCGAGATCGGTCTTGCCGTACTGAACCTTGCGCCGCACGCCATTGCCCGAGTCGAACTCGATCAGTTCCGGGCGCCTGCCCTCGAGCAGCGCGTAATAGGCTTCGCGGATCCGCGGCAGCACTGCGCACGGATCGGCATAATCGGTGATGATGGTCATGGGTTCGGTGGGTCCCCGTTTGGATCGGCTGCGACGCTGTCCGCTGGATTGGTGATCCCCTGGTACTGGTGATCAGGAAGGCCATAGGTCTCGCGGAGCGCCTTCTCACGGGCCCGCTGGGCGTAGACGTCCTCGATGTCGTGGCCGAGGTCCTCGGCAATCGCCGCATCTGTCATGACGCCCAAGCGGCACCAGATCTCATGGGCCTTGGCCATCTTGAGATCGTCGGCTTGCGGCTTGGGCGCACCCCGCCAGATGGCGCGTGACGCTGCCGAACGATTGGCGAGGAAGCCGTCGAGACCTCCCGGGAACGGAATGCCGCCGCGGGCGATCTCCTCCTCGAGCCAGGCCTCGTAGACGGCCGTGCAGAAGGGTCCGAGAATATGGGCCCGCCGATAGAGCGTGATCTGGAAGATCTCGCCGCTCGCCATGCGGACGCTCGAATAGGTGGCGTTGGTATAGTCCGCCGTGGCGCTCTCATAGGTGAGCCCCATGCAGCGGGCGAGTTCGCGCAAGAGATGCGCTGCGAAGTCCCGGTAATCCGAATGCGGGTGCTGGGCGCGGTGAAGCTCGAGCTTCTGGCCCGGAAAGAGATGGGCAATACGGCCGTTGATGCCGAGATTGATGGTGGCGTTGTCGTACCAGCCCGACTGGGCCTGGATGTAGGCGTCCCACGGCGAGATGCCGCTGGCCGAGAGCCGCGCCTGCTCCTGCGGCGTCAGCAGGCCGGCGAGTACCTCTTCGGTCGGTTCGTCGGACGTGATGGAAGCCGCGAACACCGTCTGCAGGATGGCGGCTGTCAGCGTGGCATCCGATAATTGATCAAACTGGCGGGCGACCTGCAGGGCGGGCGTCAGCGGCGAGATGCCCCTCACCTGCCCGGGCAACCCATCGAAGACATGGATGACGCGGGTGCGCCCGAGATCATCCCGGGCGGTGACGTCATATTCCACGGTGCCAAGCGACGGATCCTTCCGCGTGGCAACATAGCCGACGGGCAGACCGTCACCGTCCATGCGCACCCCCTGCACCATGTTGCGCGCAATCTCGCTGCGCCGGACAACACGGTGCGGCGGAATGAGCCTGACCTTGGTGCCGTAGCGCCCTCCAGCCCGCTCCCGCCAGGGCAGCTCGGCCCAGATCTCGCCGGTCGCGAACCAGGAGCGGAAGGCCGCCGCCTGCATGAGACCGAACGACCGCCTCCCCTCGATGTCGCACTCGTAGGGCTTGTCTGCCCACAGACTCCAGCGCTGCTCGACGAGCTGCGCCCAGCTTTCTGCCTCTTCATTGCTCATGCCGAAGAGGTCATTCTCCGGCATCGCCTTGAGGCGAAGGCCGGTTCCCACCGTGTTGGCAACCGCCTGATCGAGGGCACCCGCCATCCAGCCGGAGTTCTGGATCAGGTCGATGGTGCGCGCGGCGGCCAGGTCCCAGGAGGAGCCGACGTCGTCCGCCGCTTCCCGCAGAGCCGGCCGCCAGCCGCCAAACACCACGCCGCGATTGCCGCGCATGAAGTCGGCGCGGATGTCGGGAGGCATGACGGATCTGCCGCGGGCCGGTGCAAACCAGTCCCGCACCCTTTCCATCATACCCATGAATGATCCCCGACTCTTCGCGCTGGCCCGGATGTTCAGGAGGTCTGCTGGTGTGTTAGTTTGATTCCCTGGTCGTGCCGCAGGCGGCGAAGTAAGGGAACCGACTGTCATGAAAGGCATCAACCATCTGGTCCTGTGCGCGGACAGCCTTGAGCGCATCCGTCATCTCTATGCCGAACTCGGCTTCACGCTGTGCCCTGCGGGACAGCACCCGTTCGGGACCGGCAACACCGTCATCCAGCTTCACGGCACTTATCTGGAGCTCCTGTCCGTCACCCGGCCGCAGGACATCGTCGAACATGCTGCCGGCAGTTTTTCCTTCTCCGCCTTCAACAGGGACTACCTCAAGCGCCATGAAGGGTTCTCCATGCTGGTGCTCGACACGCCTGACGCGGAAGGGGATATCCGGGAGTGGCAAGCCGCGGGCCTTAGAACCTACGCACCGTTCAAGTTCTCCCGGCAGGCGAAGCTGTCTGACGGCTCCGACGTCACGGTTGGCTTCTCGCTGGCATTCACGAGCAACGAGACGGCACCCTGGCTTGGGCTCTTCGCCTGCCAGCACTTCCGACCCGACTACTATGCCCAGCCCCGCTACCAGTTCCACGCCAATGGCGCACACCATCTGCAGGACGTCTGGATCAGCGGGCCCGGAGCGCTCGAACTGGCGCCATATCTCAAGATCGTCGCCGGTACGCTCGCCGTTCCCCGCAGCAAGACCCGAATCGACCTTCCGACCACATTCGGTACGATCATCCTGGCCGAGCCTGAGACCTTCGAGGACGCCTTTGGGGTGGCACCGCCGCATCCCGAGGATGGACCACACCTCTGCGGGTTCACCATCGCCTGCGACAACCTTGACCGTGTGCCGCATTCGATGACGAGAGAGATCGGCAAGCGAAGAGTCGTCACTGAAACCGAAGCGCATGGCACGGCGATTGCCTTCGCGCCGTTCTGATCAAGTCGCAACTTACCTGTTCAGTCGGGACGAGAGACCGGCAAAGCGCGAGCGAAGGTCCGGCATCGCGGCGGTGGCCATGACGGCTGCAGTTTGAGCCGGTGCCGGTTCAACGTCACCGCCATCCAGCGTTTCCGCGCCCGTATCCGACCCTTCCCGCACCACCCCATCCGGGATGCGCTGCACGTTCAGCGAATAGCCGATGGCCATGGCAAGGGCCTCGCAATCGAGATAGTGGTTGGCCCGTGACTTCTGCACCCATTGCGGCTTGCCCGATGCCCCGTCGACGACACGCGCCTCTGAGACCAGCTGCCGGGCGTAATCCTCGTCGATGTCTTCCGGCACCACGAAGGAACCGGGTTGTTCGAGCGGCGTCCGGATCCGCGAGACGAGCAGCGACTTGAAGAAGTCGGTCGAGAGCCACACGAGGTTTATCGAATAGCTGGCCTTCCGTCCCTTGGCCGTGACCTCGATCTTCGACACCCGGTAGGGCGGAGACATGGTGGCACGGCCCTTGGTGGGCGAGACCAGCCACGGATAGCGCCGCGTGAACTCATAGACCTTGTGCTCGTCGCCCGCGTCCGGCTTGTTCGGCCTGAACCCTGAGTCGATGAACACCCGCTCGATCTGCAGCCCCGCGATGGGCGAGAGCATCAGGTCGGCCAGCGCGTTCCACACCTCGTCGTCGTCGGTGGGCCCAAAGAGCTGACACCGGTCGATGAGCCAGGACCGTCCACGAGCCCCGAAGCCGCGGATCACGTAGTAGAGCGAGAGCTTCTGGACATCGACGGCCATGGCGAGCCGCAGAACGCCTCCCGGCAGTTCCTTCATCCGGTAGGGCTCGCGGCGCTCGAGGATCTCCTGCCAGTCAAGGGCATCCCGGCCCGAGGTCGGCGTGAAGCATTCCCCGAAGCCGGCGTTGAGTGCCGTCTGCACCTGGTCAGGGTCGCCCGAAGCAAGGGCCCGGACATAGCGCTCGACCCGGGTTCCCCAGGTGACGAAGGGGCTGGCAAGTCCACTGGCCCAGAAGCTGACGGTCGCATTCTCAGGTGGTTCGCCTTGAACCTCACCGTCTTCTACCCATTGGCCGGGAGCCACGTACAGCCCCCGGCTGTTCATCTCCTGCTTGTCATCGTCAGTGTGGAGCCCGCCGCAGTGAGGGCACTGGAGCTGGGCCGATCTTGCAGCTTCAGCTGGCGTGGCGTTCTCGGGCCAGCGCATCTGCTCGAAGCGCGGCACGAAGTACTTGTCGCAGTGCAGGCACGGCCAGCAGAAGTGGTGACGCGTGCCTGACTGCCAGAGCTTCCAGATGGCGCTCTCTACGGCTTCCGGGTCGGCCGGCTTCCAGAAGGTAAGACCGCTCTTCGGGTCATGTTCGGTTTCGATCAGACCCCGGGAGGGCGTGGATGTAATGGCAGTGACGAAGTCGGCGTAGGTCTCGCCGCGGGCCTCCACCAATCCGAGGGGATCGCCCTGCCCTTTCACATTGGCGAGCATCTCGTCGTACTCGTCGACCAGGGCGAGCGCCGCGGGGCTCGACTTCAATGCCGCCGAGGATCCGGCGTGGGCCAGGCGAACGGGAACACCCGCGACCACCTTCAGGGTCTTCTTCATGCGCCGGCCGCGGACCACCTTGGCCGAGAGCGTCTCCGCCTCGTCGAGCAGGTTCATCAGCCGCGGCTCGAACTGGTCGGTCAGGAAGTCCCGGATGGGGCCGACATAGAGGATCGGTGCCGGACGCTGGTCGAGCCGTGCGCCCATGATATCCAACAGTCCATCGGTATTGTGCGTCGGCACCATGCGGTAGCCGGCAAGGTAGAGATGCGAAGGGCTTTCAACGCCAATGCAACGCACTGGAACGGATGACACCGGTACAATGTCGCGGATGTACCGGAGTTCGGCGAGGTAGGGCCGGCTTCGCGCGTGATGGACAGACCCCAGCGCTGCCCTCTTGCGCGGTAGCAGAAACGGCGAGCGTTCCTTGTAGGCAAGGAAGTTCACGCAGTAGAAAGGCGTCTTGTACTTCGAGGAAATCCGACTTCGCAGGCGCGGCTTGAAACCCAAACTCACCGCAAGATCGAAGAACTGCAAAGCGAGCGCTTCATACTTGGAACAGAACTCCGCCTTTCCTTTGTAAACGCCCCCGTCCGTGTCCATGAGACCACGCAGAAGCGCAAGCCTCTGCGCAGCTGACGCCCGAAGATACAACGTCGGAATATGCTTGTTCTTGAGCAGGTTCAGCTTGCCCAAACGCCTGCTCAGGCAATCAGGACTCCTGTCTTCCTGCCCCGCAAGGGCGATCTTGACGTCCCACGCACCTGAAGTCTTGGTTCCATACCAGCGCGGATGGCAACAAGCACCATGGGCCTCAAGGAGGCTCGTCATTGTATCCAGATCTTCCCGGCCCACCGTGATTCGGCTGGAACGGCTGTTCCCGTCGCCCAGCCAAGCGCCGAGAATGTATGGATCGATCAGAAGATCGACTTCCGGAAGCTGCAGCGCGCCTGCAACCGGAATGGCAAACCGTGCGGCGCCATTGTGAAGGTGGACACCACGCTCGATCATCTGACCGGTGGTGAGTGTCTCCTGTCGCCGACCTCCATCCCGCGCCCAGCGATCGGTGGTGACCGTCCAGAGATGGTCGGCGTCCGCGATGATTTCTTCGCCGTCATCAAAGATGACGCGGTAACAGGTCCGCCCGTGCTGGACAGGATTGACCACGGTGACATTGCACGGCGCACCACGTTCATCGAACAGGACATCGCCCGGCTGGACTTCGCCCATGGTCGTCCAGCCTTGGGGCGTCGGAAGCGGCGTATCGAGCGCAAGCGACTTCCCCATTTGCGCTCCGCACACCATGACGACGCGCTTGTGTCCGCCCGCATGGACAGCCCGCTCGACCGGAACGATGTACGGCGTGATCGAGGGATCCCGGGGGCCCGGAAGACCGGAGGTTTCGGCATAGACCCGGTTGGCGCGCGCCCATTCGTCGGGCGGCAGCTTCGGGGCCGGCCGGAGGATGGCTTCCGCCAGCCTCCAGGCCTTCAGCCTCTTTTGCGGTTCACTCGGCACGGCACGGACGGACGGCTTCAAGGCAGAGGGCGTCCCCGGTCGGTGCGGGCGGCAGGGGCACTGCCCCGCCAGCGAGGCAAAGGAATCCTTGCCATCCGACTGATCCTTTCTTTAGGAAGAGGACAAAGAAAGGATTTTCGGATATCCTTTCATTACCCGAGAACGAAGGAAAGGATCCTTTTCTTGGCCGTCACCCAGGGGCAGAACGCCACCCGTCTTGGACAAAAGGTAGCGATTTCAACGGCAGGTGAGCACTCGGAGGCCTTCGTGCCGCCGCGGCTTCCGCCCCTGCCGGCCGTCCAGATGGATCGGCTGTACTCTCGCCTTGAGGCTGCAAATCGGGCGATCGGACGCCTCGACGGCGTTGCCTCGATCCTGCCCGACACCCCGCTCTTTCTCTATATGTACGTCCGGAAGGAGGCCCTGCTGTCCTCCCAGATCGAAGGGACGCAGTCCTCGCTCTCCGACCTTCTCCTGTTCGAAAGCGAAGAGGCACCGGGCGTGCCCCTCGACGATGTCCAGGAAGTCTCCAACTACATCGGCGCCATGAACCACGGCCTGAACCGGATTCGGGAAGGCTTCCCGCTGTCGCTCCGTCTGATCCGCGAGATCCACGAAGCCCTTCTCTCCAAGGGCCGAGGCAGCACCAAGCAGCCCGGCGAGTTCCGCAAATCCCAGAACTGGATTGGCGGCACGAGACCCGGGAACGCCCTCTTCGTCCCGCCGCCGCCCGAGCAGGTCATGAACCTGATGGCGGATCTCGAGACGTTCATCCATGCCGACACGCCCGAGATCCCGTTCCTGATCAAGGCGGGACTGGTGCATGTCCAGTTCGAAACCATCCACCCGTTCCTCGATGGCAACGGTCGTCTGGGGCGGCTGCTCATCACTTTCCTGCTGTGCACGCACGGGATCCTGAAGGAACCGATCCTGTACCTCAGCTTGTATTTCAAGAGCCATCGCCAGCACTACTACGACCTGCTGCAGCGCGTGCGCGATCAGGGTGACTGGGAGACCTGGCTCGAGTTCTTCCTCGACGGCATTACCGAGACTTCGCTACAGGCCGC